ACCAGCTTTTTCAAAACCTTCTTCAATACCGTAGTCAGCAACTGCAGTCGCAAACCCTGCGACGAAGTCACCGCCAGATACAGCAGTCGCAGTACCCGCGGCAACGCCAGTACGCAGGCCAGCGGAAACATTTTTAGCCGTATCAACATCCAAGCCAAACTCTTGCGCCTTTGCCATGACAGAGGGCGCAACAAAATTCTGGTATCCAGAAGCAGCCAACGAACCTGCCATTGTGCCTGTCGCGGCCTCAGCAAAGTCGCCACCCGTAGCAGCAGCTACGGTGCCGTTCACCAGCGCCTTACTTGTGGCGGCAGTAACTGCCTTGGCGGCGGCTTGATTAGTAATTGCCGAGGAAACAGTAGGGGCGATTGCCGTGGCAACTTTAGATGCAGCCTGCGGCGCAACGTAGGCAATCGTCGCAGCCTTTGCCATGTCTTCTAAATCACCGCCCCGAGCTCCCGTAATCGCCGCCATCGTGACAGGCGCTGGTATACCAACAGCCTGCCCAGCAAGTGCCACAAGCGTCGGTAGCGGGTCTGCAATAATTGCTTTAGCGGTATCAACGACCGTATCAACAACTCTTTCAACAGTTTTTGCAACTGCCTTAACAACCGTTGTGACGGCTTTAACGACTACGCTCATATCAAATCCCCCTTGGCTTGCCTAAGCGCAAAGTTACAAAAAAATCATCACCATCTTTTTGTACTTCGTACCCCATACCCGGAAAGGGTGGGTTGCGGGAGATTGCTTTGAAAATGTTCAAAACCGTTGGGTTGTCAAACTGTGAATACAAAACGTCATACCCATACTTTTGCGCAGCCTGTATGAATAGGTACGAATTTTCTAGGTAATTTCTTGCAGTGTCAGCGTTCAACGCACGGAAAAATCCTTTGCGTGGCTCGACATGATGAACGATGAACAACGTGTTGCCCTCTCGAAAGAGAGTGACGTTTTCCATGTTTAATTCATTGAGGATTGCAGCCCATACCTTCTCAACAGGCAGGTCTGACTTCGTCTCGGCAGCAGCCAATACGATGATTGGCTCGATGTCCAACTCTTTCTTTTTGCTGTCAACTAGCATCCCAACCCCTACAAAGGCTTGAAGATTGCTGCGCTGTAGACGTTTCCCATCCCCGCTGCAAGGCTCAGCACCGCGCCGGGTAGCGGGCTGATAGGCTCAGATAAAAATACTTCGTCGCTTTCCGTCCGGTTCGGAATCTCCGGGATCACGCCATTACGCATGTCGCCCAAGAGCAATAAAGTCTCCAGAAGCCCACTCGCACCCATCGTATGACCGATTCTCTGCTTATATGAGGTGGCAACGAAACTTTTAAGCGTAGATTGTAAAGCAGTTAACTCTGCAATGTTGTTAGAAATTGTCCCCGTACCATGAGTTTTTACAATTTTGACATCTCCAGCCTTGACTTTAGACATGTCAAAAACGCCCTCTATGGCCTTCACAAAGCCGCTACCGTTCTCTAGCTGCCCGATAGCATTCGTACTCGCTTCAGACGCCGTATAAGCACCAGAAAGCTGCGCATACGGCTTGTCGCCCGTTTTATTAACCGTCGCCCAACTGTCAAAGACCGCAAATGCCGCCCCCTGTCCAACGTAAAAGCCCCGGTTCTGCTTATCAAAGGCGCTGGGCTTTATGCCCTTAGCCTCTTCGTCCGCAGTCAGAACGGCTTTCGAGTCGCCAAAGAACTCTAAAACCGCGTTCGACACACCATCTTCAACCGTCAAGACAATCACCCGGGCAAAGCCATACATGGCAATCAGGGTGTACACATCCATCATCACCTTCAGGCTAGACGCACAGGCGCTGGCATCCGTTACAACGTGATCCTGAGCACCACACTGCTGCGCTATCCTGCCGGCATACACCTGCGTTAGCGTTAACGGCAAAAACTTGTAAACGTAACTGAACTCGGTCTGGTAAGGCTTCTGCTGTAACCCCGCAAAATGCGTATTACCAGCCGCCAGAATGAATGCCGTCTTGCCAACGTCCTGCTCCCGCAACATCTTCAACATCGCAGGGTCTAATGCCTTCTCCGCCACCTTATGCGGCGGGTAAATCATGCCAGTTGCAGCCTTCGCATAAGTCTCTGGGAACCAGTGGACTTTCTGCGGATAAACAATGTCGTTTATTAATCCGACGCAATCTGTAGCTGCTGTCTTGTAGTGGGTGAGGTAGATCATTTGATCGCCTCCACCGCTGCTTCCACCGATTCTGGCTCGGTAGTTTTGTTTTGCATCAGGAAATCGTGGATGTCTTTTAGGGTCACCGGGGTCAATTCTTTCCCCTTTTCCTCCGGTATCCCATACAGCTCACACAAATAAATCCCGATTAGCAAAGCATCAAGACTGTCTACCTCTATGTCAGCCAACTTATCGTCCAGATCTTTAGCGTTATCAAAGTCTGGGTGCATCGGCTTTACTACTTTTGCAACTTCATTAAATAGCTGTATGAAATTAATCATTTTTATCTTGGTTGTACGGCTCCCACAACTGCCTGCGCCCATTCTTGCCAATCATTGAATGGGCCGGGGCCGGGGATGCCCTCGTTAGTAAAAACATCTATTGCCTTCAACCCCTCTCCCCACTGCTTCCAATCCGTGTCAGGCATGGGAATCGACAACTGCTGAGTAGAATACAGCTCACACATCAGACATGCCCAAGAATCGAATGTATGCCCCCGCGGATCGTAAATAAGACCAATACCAGCCATCAATAACCCCTGACGTCGCCAAAGTTCGCAGACAACAAGAGGCGACCTAACTGGTAATTGCCGCCCACCGTATTTGAAACAGCCTTTAGCCTACACTCACGACGCTGCTCTCGCATGTCAATCTTGCCAGTCGTAGGCGTAAACACATAAGCCTGCGATGTTTGATCCTCTTCCTGAGCATACGGGCGACCAGTAATATAAATCTCCATATTCCCGCTCTGCAAGAAGTCAGGCTCTACGCGCTCAAGATTCAGCCAGTAGTTCTCACCAACCGCAGAAGGCTGAGACGGGCCACCAGATACCCACCCCAGATCATTTGTCTCGAAGTAGCTTTCAATGGCACTTACCTGAACACCCTTAATTTCATCAGTGCCAAACTCATGCTGCCAGAGCGACACAAAGCTCATTGTGTAAGTCAAAACGATCTGGAAGTTTGTCCCGCCACCGGGTAATGCATAGGTCAACACATCAGCCACGGTATAGCCAGTGCCCGGAGCGGTGATTGTGACGCTTGTCACCGCACCACCAGAAACAATAATGGTTGCTTTAGCGCCAGTTCCCGTACCACCAGTCAGCGCAACATCCGTGTAAGTTCCGTTTGTGTAGCCTGCGCCAGCGGTCAAATTAAACAGATTGGCGCCGCCGGTCGCATTAATGGCGTTCCCAGCATTAATTGGGAAATTAAAGACCTGAGAGAAGAACCCAGCCGATCTACGGGCACCTAATGCCTGACCAGCGTCATACCAAGTCTGCTCACGGATGTTGTAGACAATCGCGTCGTTGCACTCGGTAGAGTTCCCACGCGGGTAGAACCACCAAATTTCGCCGTACCGCGGAACTTTAGACACGTAGACCTTCTGGCGCTGCGCATAGTTCAAGTTATCGAAGAACCAGTTCTGGTTCATGTTGTTCGGGATTTCTTTGACCACGCCGTTGTACATCAGAAAGCGGTCAACGCCACACCAGTAATAGATACCGTCATACTCAATGACTGATTGAGCCGAAAGAATCGATGACTGGCTAGAAATAATGTCATAGCGCCAGAACAGCGTTGTAGTTGTCGCGCCGCTTGAAATTGTCGTTGGGGCGTATGAAACTCGAATCAATGAATCCAGTGACCAAAATAAGCCAGATGGCGAGTTAGAACCACCTCGAACTGGCAAGCCCTGAACAATCTTTGTGCCTGCGACGTTTGTCTCGTTAGCATCAGCGCCAGACCAGTCAGTAGGGTCACCAGCAGCGCAGTTTTTGATAAGCCCGTTGTTCCCATAAACAAACAGGTACGGGTGTAATACAACGCACCCGCCACTGACCGAAACAGGGCTTGCGCCATCCATGACGGCAGTCATATTCGTGCCGGTCAAGTCACCAATTAATACAGGCGTGTCTGTAGAGTTTGCAATGTCACTCAGGTTCACACCCGGATGGGCAATTAGCGACTCCAGACCACCACCCGTAGTGTCATACAGGGTGTCAAACTGCCAAAGGTTATCGACGTTTGGCGTAAAGTCAGACAGCGTAAAGTTTGAAATGCCAGACCCAACACCGTTGTTATCAATAGGGATTACTTGTAAGCCGTCCGAATAACCATTGAAAACAAGGTTGAAGTTGTCCTGCACGTTGACGTAAATGCCGCGGGAGGGGCCTGCCATGTTGGCGGTAATCTGCCGATAGCCGAGCATCTTACGTGGACGACCGCGCTGAAAGCGTACCCAGCGTCCATCGTTGTAGAACTGTTTGTCAAAAACAGTGCCGTCTCGCTGAATGCCCGGCTTCGTATCGAGCGCAAATACTTTTTTGGTCATGGGAACACTCCGCCTGCAATACCGCCGCTAAATGTCCCGGTTCCTGTAACACTTAACCCAGTAGAAGAAAATACAGCCCGCTGGGTTCCCAAAACAGAAACTCCCATTTGACCAGCGGTCGGACGATAAATACCAGTGCTAGTCTCAGCGCCAAAGTTAAGCGCAGGCGTCCCTACTGTGCCATTAACTAAGCTAATCGCCGTAGCACCAGCCTGCACCGTGTTGGCGTTTAGGAAGTTAGTGCCGTCGCAGATAACCGTAACCTGCTGCCCGGGAGGAACAATCGCGTTGGCGCCACCCACTACGCCTGTCGTAATCGTCAGCGAATAACCATTGTCGGTAACTTGGTTAGAAATGACGTACAGGTTAACCGCAGGCGGATACTGAGCAATGACGTTGCCAGTAAGGTTGCCAACATATTCCTGAATAGTATTCGACGCCTCACTTGGCGTGATTAGGTATGTCCCCGTCGTTACCGGCTTTACTAGCGCATTGAATACAAAGTTTGAGCTTTTCCCGTAGCCAATCGTGACAAACTCGGTGCCGGTAGAGATGATGAATGCGGACTCATCAGGGGCGAAGTTCTTTGTTGAACTTCCATCTATTAAGTTAAGCCCCGTGCAGTTAACCGTTAGCGTGCCTGTGCCATTGTTCTTCAGAAAAAAGAACCAGTTATTCCCGATAGTGCTGGCATCAGGTATCGTCACATTGCCAGATCCAGACGCCCAGATTTTTGCCTGAGCACGATCGGCAGCAACGAAGGTATATCCGTTAGTGAAAGCAGAAGCAGGATGGCTTTGATTGAGCGTGGTGGAGATTGCCACCAGCCCCAACCCAGCCAATACACTAGCGTTTGCAGTAGTCGTTGTTGAACCAAAGGCAATAATGCCCCAGACACCCGCGGTCGTTGTGTTGTCAGTGATGTAAATGTATTCGGCTTTACCTGCAGCAACCGTGCAAATAACGCCGCCATCATTGTCCAGAACATCAAAAGCGTTTGCGCTTGGGTTTTTGATCAGCGCATCTTGACCCACCGACACCTGATTGGCAGGCGGCATGGTAAGCGTCCGACCCGAAGCATTCGGCGTGACATCCATGATCCGAGCTGCGACGGTATCCGCGTTTGTGGCGAATACAGGCCATACCAGCTCAAGATTGGCAGTAAGCGAAATGTCCTGATAACTAACGTCCGTTGGGACGATCACATCACCAGTAAACGGGCTTGTGTAGCTCATAGTTAGCTATCCTGCGCAACCGCCTGACGGTCGCCGAGACGTTGGATGTTTTCGGTCTTCAGTTGAGCCACAATCTTGTCGTACTGGGCTTGCCACATCGGCAGGCGCTCATCGTTCTTCAAGAAGGGCATCGCCTGCAGCAGTGAGCCATAGAGCATCGCCTGCGGGGCGTACTGGGTAAACCAGTTGGTTTGGTTTGAGACATCCAGCGGCTGCACCTCTTCGTAGTACAGCACTTCAAAACTATAGGTATCAGCAGGCGTCGGCGCTACCAGCCAGTGGCTGTAGTTGTAGTCAGCGTAATACTTCGGGACGTCTTCTTGAGATTCGTCAGGCCAATACTGCCTAAGAAATTCGTAGGTACGCAGGAAAACCGGTCTGCGCTCACCATCAACGGTTACGTTCAATGACACCGTTTTACGCCACCGGGCAGGCTTTGCAATCACCGGATCACCGGCAACCATCGTCGATTCGTTGACTGTTAGGTTGCCAAGGAACTTAATCTCACTGGCAAGCACCTGCTCAGCCAGCATGATGAATGTTGGTATTTTGTCAATCGTCGCTGTATCGGTACGTTCCAGATAGCTGGAGATGTCGTTGAACAGCGACGTGTAGGTCATCGAAACAGCCATTACCAGCCCCTTTTAGCCTTCGCCCCCTGCATGTTTGCCACCAGTGAGGGGTACTTGGTACCCGTCTTCTTTGCAAACGCCTTAGCAGCCGACTTCTGGTTCTTGCTCAGCTTTTTCGGCTCACCCAAATCCTTGGGTCTGGGCTTTTCCCATACTTCTTTCATTTTATGCTCCGGTTATATTTCTGTAAACGTCACTTAACCATTTGACGAACCGATTCATACTGCTTGATGCATTGGTCTAACGCGGCTGCGACCCGGGCTGCGTCGGTAGCGTACCCGACAAGAAACTCTCCATCTGACCTAGCCAATTGCGATCCACTCGCTCCACTGCAAGATTGGGAGGAATTGGACAAGGAACCGCCTTGGGCGGGGCGCTCCGGACGCTCGCGCAGGCTGTGCAAAAGCAAGCGGTTAGTATCACCAATCTTCTTAAGTTCACGATCCTTCTCCTGTCTAATCTGGTCTGCACCCATCTGGAGCTTCTGCTGCTTGTCTATAGCCTCCTGCAAGGCCGCAGTGTGCTCTTGCTCCTGTTTGATACGCTCAGCATCCCAAGCCGCTTGTACGCCCGTTTTGCCGTCCGTATGGCCCTTTAGGTAGCCAGCAGCGGATGCCGAGATCATCGCCAGCACAAAACCCAAAATCAGCCACGGATTCATTTGGGCTCCGTAAAGTACAAGGCAATCTCATCATTGCGGCGCTTTACCAGCCCCGGCAAAACCTTGCCGCCAGCCTTGGTGAACTTCAGGAACTCCTGCCTTACGCCTTCAAAATCACCCCGATTGTGCTTCTGGCGCAGGGTCGATCTTTGCAGCGTGCCTAGCCCAACATTGAATGCAAAGCTGACCAACGCTCCCAAGCGATTTTGGTTAAGATGGTCAGGACAGTAACGAAGAACACCAGCGATAAAACGCTGTAGGTCTTTCTCAAGGATCGAATCAACTTCGTCTTTGCTAAATACACGGAAGTCCTCTATTTTTAGTGCGAACTTGTCGCGCTGATCTACCGGCATCTTGCCCTGCTCAGGGTATAGCACATGGCCTACCCCGATCGTCCATAACTTCGCCGGGCACTTATATGGCTTGTATCGAACACCCTCATGGTGTTTGATCATTGCAATTGTGCTAACCGGGATTTTCATTTACCGGCCTTAGAGTTGCCGCGGGAGCCGAACCACATAGCGATGATGGTGCCCAGTAGCGCCATCTCGTCAGCATCAAACACAATCTCCATGATCTGGATCAGCTCACCGATCGATGTCACCTTGTCGCCATGCAGGAAGATCCACAGCATGGTCAGCAGGTTGATCAGCACCAGCTCGAAGACGAAGATGAATGTAACGAACGGACGGGTAGCCGCGGTCATATCCTTAACCCACTGGGAGGACGACTCAAGCATCTTCTCTTGGTTGTTGTAGATCATGCCCATCT